GATATTAACTCCAACAGATGCGGTTCTTTCTGTTGATGGCAGTACAGGTGCAGTAAGCCTTTCAGGTACATATCTAAATAGAACTACAGGTCAGTTGCTTGGCAACCTAGATGCTAACACACATAAGGTTACTAACCTAGGTACGCCTACAAGCAACGCAGATGCTGCTACAAAGGCATATGTAGATACTGTCGCTGGTTCTGCTACTGCTGCTGCAGCCTCCGCTGCTGCCGCTGCTACAACCTATGACAACTTTGATGATAGATACCTAGGTGCTAAGTCAACTGCTCCATCTGTAGATAATGATGGTAATACACTTCTCGTTGGTGCTCTATACTGGAACTCAGTATCTAATACTATGTTTGCTTGGAATGGTTCTGCTTGGGGTTCAATATCCTCAACTGCAGAAATCTTCCGTTATCGTTTTACTGCAGCAGGTGGAGAGACATCTGAGTCAGGACTTGACGATAATGGTTTGACACTTTCTTATCTTCCTGGCAAGGAACAAGTATATCTAAATGGTGTACTTCTTGCTCGTACTTCTGATTACACTGCTACAAACGGTACAACTATTACTGGTCTTGCAGCACTTGCTGCTGGAGATATTCTTGAGGTTATTACCTTCACAGCCTTTGACTTGGCAACAGCCATTCCAAATACTGTTTTTGATGCAAAGGGTGATTTAATTGTAGGTACTGCAGCCGATACTATTGGCAAACTAACTGTTGGTGCCAATGAAACACGTCTTGTTGCTGACTCTGCACAGGCTACGGGACTTAAATATGTGGCTGACACCACTAACTATGCTATTGCAGCAAAAGGAGATTTATTGGCTGGTACTGCCGCCGATACTGTTGCTCCATTAACTGTAGGTACTGATGGATATTACTTAAAAACTAACTCAGCAACCGCAACTGGTCTTGAGTGGGCAGCAGTATCTCAGTACTCATTGCCTTCTCAAACAGGTAACTCAGGTAAATATTTAACAACAAATGGCACTTCAGAATCCTGGGCAGCAGTAAATGTAAGTGCAATAGACGATAACTATATACTCGCTCTTATGGGCGCAATCTAAGGAAGGTAGTAACTAATGGCTACAACAAGTAAGGTGCTCTTTCGTGGAGCAGCATCAACATCAAGCACAACTCTATACACAACACCTTCAGCAACTACAACTGTAGTAACTGATATTGTTATTGCTAATACAGCAACAGCATCTGCTACTTATGAACTATTACTCAATGATGTAGTTCTAGCAAAAACTGTAACTGTCGGAGCCAACGACTCAACTGTTTTACAAATAAAACAACCACTAAGCGCTACTCACACTATTAAAGGTTTAGCGTCTGCCACTACTGTTAACTTTCACATCAGTGGCGTGGAGATTGCATAATGACAGCAGCATATAGATTATCTGATAGTTCCATAAGAAATAAAACTATTTATAACAGTATGTTGGCTGGTAATTTTAGGAACAATTCAAGCAAAGCAAATGGTGGAAATGAAATTATATCTAGTGGAGGTTTCTGGTATCACGTATTTAGAAGTTCTGGAACATTTGTTCCTAAAGAAGCAATTACTGCTAACATCCTTGTAATTGCAGGTGGTGGTGCTGGAGGTGGAACTTGGGGTGCTGGTGGCGGTGCGGGTGGTTTAATACACACAGCAAGTCAATCTTTAACTTCAGGAACTATTTATACTGCAGTTGTTGGAGCAGGCGGGGCTAAGGGAAGTCAGACTCGAAATAATGGAGTTGCTTCTAATTTAATTGGTGGTGTATTAACATTAACTGAAGCAATTGGTGGCGGTCACGGCGGAATTAGAACTTCACCTTACACAGGTGGCAATGGTGCTTCTGGTGGTGGTGGTACTGGCGCCTATGGTGTTTCAACAAATAATGGTGGTAGCGCAACTGCAAGTCAAGGTTCTGCTGGCGGAAGTGCTGTATGGTATCAAAACGGTATGGGTGGCGGTGGTGGATTTAGCGGTGCTGGTGGCAATGCTAGCACAAGTACCCACCAAAGCGGTAACGGTGGTGTTGGTACAACTACTTACTCTTCTTGGGGTTCTGCAACTAGCACTGGACAAAACAGTGGTGGAACTTTTTATTATTGTGGTGGTGGCGGTGGTGGCGCTAGCGTTGCAACAGGTGGCACTACTGCTGGTACTGGTGGTCTTGGCGGAGGCGGTGCAGGTGGTGGTGGTGGTGGTAACTATCCTTCTATAGGTATTGATGGAACACCAAATTCAGGCGGAGGCGGTGGTGGTGGCGCTCAAGGAAACATAATTGATACACTTGGAGGTAATGGCGGTTCAGGTGTCATTATTATTCGATATGCAGTTTAATAATAAAAATAAGGAGTAATAAATGGCTCATTATGCTAAAGTAGAAAACGGAATCGTTACGCAAGTAATTGTTGCTGATAATAAAGAGTGGTGCGAAAACAATTTAGGTGGCACTTGGGTTCAAACCTCTTATAATACTATAGGTGGAGTCCATTTAAATAATGGTTCTCCGCTTTATAAAAATTATGCAGGCATTGGATATACTTTTGATGGCACTGGTTTTGCTGCTCCACAACCATATCCTTCTTGGACATTAAATGCAGATACTTACTTTTGGGAAGCACCCACAACTATGCCTAAAGTAACAGGCAAAGAATACTACTGGTCAGAGGATGACCTATCTTGGAGGGAAATAACCAATGACTAAAGCAAGAGATATAGCGAGTGCAGCACCTGCACCCTCTACCGTAGATGCAACTGAGTTAGGGTATGTAGATGGTGTTACCTCTGCTATCCAGACACAGTTAGATGCAAAGACTGCAAAGTCTACCCTTACTACTACAGGTGATATTTACTATGCATCTGCTGCTAATACCCCTGCTAGATTAGGAATTGGTAGCACAGGAAATGTACTCACTGTGGCATCAGGTATCCCTAGTTGGAGCGCCCCATCAAGCGGTGCTTTAACCCTAATCACAACTCAATCTTTTAGTGCTTCTAGTTCTGTATTAGTAAATGATTGTTTTAGCAGCACTTACACAAATTACAAAGTAATCGTTAATTACACTGGTTCTGCAAGCGCAGCAACTAGACTTCGCTTTAGGGTTAGCGGTTCATCTAATAGCAATAATAGTTACGATGGAAACTGTGTTTTTATTAACAACACAACAATAGTAAATGAACAAAATGGTGCTAATACTTCTTATGTATTTAATTTTTGTAATGTAACTTCAACACCCACCGCTTTCGTAAACATTGAAATAGGTTCACCTAATGAAAGCAAACATACTGCTTATTATTCAAATGGAAATATGAGTAAAAGTGGTGCAGTAAATTCATCACCAATGATAACTGGTGGTTCATTTTTAGAAACCACTGTATTTACTGGCTTTGAATTATTTCCAGCAAGCGGAAACATTACAGGTTCAGTTCAAGTCTATGGATATGGAAAATAAAAAATGAGCAAAGTTACTGAAATTAATGCAATAGAAAATGAAGTGGTTGAAAGAGATTACACTGAAGCAGAATTAGCCCAGCGAGAAATTGACCGCCTATCTGATGAGGCAAGAGAAGCCGAATTGTTGGCTGCTGAGGAAGCAAAAGCAACAGCCAAAGAAGCAGCACAGGCTAAACTTGCAGCCCTTGGCTTAACTGTTGAGGATTTACAGGCTCTAGGTCTTTAGCATAATCTTGAGGGATTGTTCTACAAATATTAATAACTATTAAGGAGCACTGTGGCTGGTCGTGATTGACTGCCACTTGTTTAAGTAGTTAATGGCTGACTGGAGATACTCAGGGTTATCCTTGAAGTATCCCAGTCCAGCATTACATCTAATACAAAGTAATCCTCTAGGTTTATTAGTTATATGACAGTGGTCGGCAGACCAATCTCTATTGGTATATTTAGTAGTGCCACATATGCCACATTTATTTTCTTGAAGTTTTAAATATTCGTTGTACCTATCAATATCCCAACCAGGAACTCTGCGTTTATTTTGAGCACGAATCATTTCTTTATTATTCAAACGGTATTGTTTCTTTTTGATAGAAGCACAGTCTTTACATCTGGATTCAATACGAATTTTTCTATTATTTCTAATATAAAATTTAGAATGTGGTAGTTCAAGTTTACAATCAATACAAATTTTCATAGTTAAATTATACCATATGGAGGTGTATCATAGCGGGCAGAGACATAACCGAAGGTGATGATAATGTATGGCCCTTATCGGGCGATGGATTACCTATTGCTCGTGGTACCGCAGACATTGGTATTGTTTCTACAAGTACATACTGGCAGAATACATCTGACTCATATGATGTAGCAGTTGGTGGACAACCATTCTTCTATGCCATAAATGACCAACGTCCATACATTAGACAGACTGCACCTTACAAGAAGGACCAGTTTGATAATGGAGCAGAACCAGGTGAGCAATCACTTACTGGCTGGTGGATTAGAAGTCAGTCATCTTTCCACAGTGGCGAAGGCATTAAGTTCTATGACCCATCTGCTGGCGAGACAGTTGCCCATAGATTTACAGATAGCAAAGGTGTAGATGTCTGGACTAAGGGCGAGGTAACTCTACTTAAAGATGTTGCTACTGGACACGTAACATCATATCCAGTTGAATCTAATGGTCGTGCATTTCAACAACTACGTTCTATCAAATGGGGTACAACTAACGGCGTACTACTACACGATGGATATGATGTAGATAAAATTGATACTGCTGGAGCAGAGACTCACTTTATTGACTTTAATGCTGGTTCAGATGACAAGGTATATGCAATCTGTGATGATGGTACTTCAGCCTATTGGGTAACCAATGATACTGGTCCATCTGGAAAACTAGAAGTAAACTCAAAGCCTTTGGTTGGTGATGCATCTACATCTAAGACTACTTTGTTTACCGCTGCTGGTATTACAGTAACCAATGCAACTATGGAATATGTTAAAGACCGTATTGTTATGGCTGCTAATAATAAGATATATGAGTTCTCTACATCAGCATCATCATTACCTGCTGCTGTGTATACACACTCTGATTCAGATATTATTTTTACCTCTATTACAGCATCTGGTCCTGCTATTTATGTTGCTGGCTTTAGTGGTATCCAATCATTTATATTTAAGTTTACCCTTAACACATCAGGTGTTATGCCAACCCTTACCTCAGCAATTACTGCAGCAGAGATGCCAGCAGGTGAAAAAGTTTACAAGATTTATTACTACTTAGGCTATATGATGATAGGGACAAACAAGGGAATCCGTGCAGCAGTTGTCTCTGACCAAGATGGCTCCATTAACTATGGTCCACTAATTGTGGAAACCACTCAGCCTTGCTATGACTTTGCTGCACGAGACAGATTCGTCTGGTGTGCAACTGGCGTAGATGGTGAGCCAGGAGTTATCCGCATTGACCTTGGCAATGAGGTAGAAACCCTACGTTTTGCTTATGCAAATGATTTATATTATTCAGGTGTATCTGGTGTAGATACTACATCCTGTGCATTCTTAGGAGAAACAGATAGGCTTGCATTCTGCACAGAAGCAGTAGACCAAAAAGCAGTAACTAATAAAGAACGCACTGGAACTACTGCAACTATTACATCTAATGCACACGGCTATGTGGCTGGAGATAGTATATATGTTATTGGTGTAGATGCAGCACTAGATGGCAACTTTACTATTACCTCAGTAACTACAAATACAATTTCCTACACTACTGCTACATCTGGAACTATTGCATCTACTGCAGTAACTACTGGATTTGTTGGCAAGCCTGGTTATTCATACTTAGAAGCAGCATCTACATTGCTACCTACTGGTTATATAACTACAGGTTATATCCGATACGGTACATTAGAGCCTAAGAACTTTAAGCGTTTACTTGCTCGTGGTGACTTTACCTTCGGTTCATTAGTACTTGAAACTGTAGATAAAGATGGTGTTGAGTATGACCACATTACCTACGAAGCAGGAGTAACTGCAGTTGAAGTTGGTACTAATAATCCTGACACAGCGCAGGAGTATGTAGCCTATAAGTTTGTTCTTAACCGTGATGCTACAACTACTAGCCAAGGTCCAGTATTTAAGGGCTATCAAGCAAAGGCTACTATTGCTACACCACGTCAAAGAACTATGCAGTTTCCTGTTTATTGTTTTGATATTGAAACAGATAGATACAATGTGGTATCTGGTTATGAAGGTAAGGCACTAGCACGACTACAACTACTAGAAGGAGTTGAAGAGAATGGCGACGTTGTTACCTGGCAAGACCTTACTACTGGCGAAAGTCGTCAGGTAGTTATTGAGCAAGTCTCATTTACACGTATGACTCCACCTGATAAAAGGTTTGATGGATTCGGCGGCGTAATTGAGATAACTATTAGAACGGTATAATACTATGACACCTATTGATTGGGCTACATTTGCAGTAGCCGTAACCACCTTGCTTGGTACATTGTCAATTGTAATAAGGCACTTGGTTAAACATTATCTATCCGAACTTCGCCCCAATGGAGGCTCAAGTTTAAAAGATAAGGTCAATCAATTAGACGATAAAGTAGAGTTCTTAACAGAGTTAATCATACAATCACTAAAGAAATAGGTATATGAAGGCGGACGAATTTCCTAAATGGTTCTACGATAATAATACAGTCAATGACTTTGAAGTAGGATTAGCAGAGTTCAAAGGTAAAAAGAATCTTAAGTTCTTACAGATAGGTGTCTTTACTGGCAATGCATCTGCTTGGCTACTAAAGAATATTCTTACAGACCCATTATCATTACTTGTAGATGTAGACCCTTGGTGTGGCAATCTGCCCCACGAGTCAGTATATGACTGGGCAGATATACAAGAGGCTTATCAAGAACAGATAAAGCCGTATGGCAAAAGAGTTCAATCATTCAAAGCATTTAGTGGTGACTGGTTAAAGAAACACCGTGAAGGTGGCTTTGACTTTATCTATATTGATGGCGACCATCTACCAGAATCAGTTACTTTAGATGCAGACTTATCTTGGGACTTGCTTAAGTCTGGTGGTATTATGGCATTTGATGATTACGAATGGAATCACCCAGATGGATTTGATAAGAACCCTAAGCCAGCAATAGATGCATGGTTAGCAAAACATAGGAATGATATTGAAGTAATACGTAAGGGATGGCAAGTATGGATAAGAAAGAAGTAGGCAATGATTGTCAAGGTTGTGGCTGTGAAAGCCACGACATATGCTGGCCTAAGCAAAATGAATTAAGAGAGAAGTGGCTACAGGATAATCCTAATGCTGGCTTTAATGGATGGTGGTCAATATGAATGTAGTTGATATAGCAAAATCTCAATTAGGATATAAAGAAGGTCCTAATAATAATACAATGTATGGCAAGTGGTATGGTGCTAATAACCAACCTTGGTGTGCTACCTTTGTATCTTGGTGTTTTTATCAAGCAGGACAATTATCTAAGGTAACTGCTCAAAATAGTAAAGGTTTTGCATCCTGTGATATAGGATTAAAATGGTTTACAAGACGCAACAAGTTAGTTCCAGTTGGCAAAGCACAACCAGGAGATATAGTTTTCTTCCAATTCGATAACGATGCACAGGCTGACCACGTTGGTATATGTGCTAGTAACGATGGAAAGAAATACCTTACAGTCTATGAGGGTAATACCTCTAGTGGTGATAAAGGTAGTCAGTCAAATGGAGATGGTGTGTTTCTAAGGAAGCGTGCCTACTCCCTAGTCATGGGCGTTGCACGCCCTTAAAGGATGGATATGAAAGACTTAATTGCTAAGTTAAAAGACCCTAAGACAAAGGCTGCTTTTAAATCTTATGTACGTGCAGTGATTGCATCAGCAGTAACTATGGGATTAGCACTTGCTGCTGACCTAGCCCCTGAGTATGCAATTCTAATCGGTGCTTTGGCTGCTCCTGCTGCTAAATGGGCTGACAAGACCGAAAAAGAATACGGTCTAGGCTCTAATTAGATGCCCTTAATTGGGCTTTAAACGCCCTTTATAGACAAGAAGAACCCCCCGACTAGTAGTTATACTAGAAACGGGGGGTCTTTTTTGTTTTCTAAGCAGTTCCCCTCTACTTAGATAACTCTTTAACCACTTGGAGGATTCTTTCTGGTTGAATTAAGTAGCCCTTGCTAGGGTTAGGTTCTATATTACAGGTAATAGGGTGTCCATACAAAGTAATAGCGTGTCGTAATTTTTCTATTGGAACTATTAATACAGTTCCTTCTAATACAAATGCCCAGTACTCAGCCTTAGTTGTAGAAATACCAGATGGGTACCACTCACTATTATTGTGAGACCAGCATACAGTTTCTATATATAAGTTACCAGTGTTCTTCCACTTAAGGTCTGTCTTAACCTCAATAGTTTTGCCATTAGTTAATAGTTGATTAACTAGTGATTCACCTTCGTGGCCAACTGATAAGTCTAAATCAAAATCAGATAGTTTGCTCATAAGTTACATCTCTAAATATAGAATCAGGAACAACGGTTTTGCCAACTATACCGTGTTTCTTTCTATACCTATCCCTTTCATCTTTAGTAGTTCCTGCCCACAATCCGTGGACTAGGTGTTCAATTGCATAATCAAAACATTCAATTCGTACTGGGCAAGTCTTGCACATTTTTTTAACGTAAGGAAGATTAGCAAAGTTGCCACGTTCTTCAGTAAAGAATATTTCTACATCAATGCCAGCACACGCTGGTGTATCTTTCCATTTTGGATAATTAACCAAGATTAATCACCTCTTGATAACCACACTTAGTACACTTAAGATGCCATAAAGATTTACTTGGGTCTATTACTTTCCACATATAATTAAAACAAAATAGGTGACGTAGTCTTTTAATCTTATCCTCCTGTTGAGTAGAAGCCACTTCCTTTGAAGTGTACTGGTGTGGAGGACCATATACGAACCATTAAGTTTCCGCAAGAGGTACAAAATGGTGCAGCAGAATCACTTGTTTCTATTACTACTGTGCATACCTTACATTCAAAATCATAGAAAGGCATTAGTCGCAATCCATTCCGTGGTCGTCTATTGGTGTAGGTAAAGTGACTAGTGAACCACAATCTACGCACTCACCATCTAGAAAGTAAAAGCAAATCTCTCCCATTTCAAAGGCTACTATAGCAGTAAATAATTCTGAACCACATACACATATATCCCCAATAGGATGGCCTCGTAAATCCATAGCCTTACTATAATCTTTTCTAAATAAATCTTTTATCTCTTTAGGATTCTGTTCTGTCATCATTATCCTCTGATTTATTTTCAACTACATCTGTATCGTTATATGTACGCCAACCACCTAGTATTCTGGTTAAAGAATTAATTGCACGTTCAACTCGTTTTCTTGCACCGTCTGCAGAAGTATTTAATTCCTTGGCTAAGTCACTCCACTCGTAGTTATCTGCAGTAAAACGTAGTCTTAAAATATTTTGTTTAGCCTCTGCTAACTGATTGAATGCTTTCTCTATATCTGACCGTAAGACTAGCCAATTATTTCCATCTGTAACTTCGCCTTTACCAAACTTAAAGTTAAGGTCTTTGATTTTACTAGGCAGTTCATAACTATCTGCAATAATAGATGGCAGAAACGCCTCAATAACTGAGGCGTCATAGTAATAAAGGTCGGCTAGTTCATAGCCAACCTTAACGGATTTTTCTTTTTCACAATAAGTTATTGCTGCATTGCGTAATGATTTAGCAATTAGTTTTTCTTTATCTTTGGCTGGTAACTTAGACCATTCTGTGTATTTAACTGGATGGGTAACAAACCACATCCATAATGTTTGTCTGATATCCGCAGGCTCAAGCATGGGATACTTTCTAAAATACTCGGAGGCAAGGGAGGATACAAGCAACTCATACTCTTGTACCCACGCCTCGTTCACTTTTTAATCAGCGCCTTCCCATTGTCCTCTTTGTACCAATAGTCCGATTATAGCGTAGTTAGCCAAATCTATAAGGGTATCTTCTATACTCTCATAGTTCGGCGTGTTTCCTTTATCTACTAGGTTATTTAGTCTTGCTAACTTGTCGTGCATCCTAACTCGTAGTCCATTCATAGCCCCGCCTGGAGCGTGGGCTATATTTAATGGGCCATAATCTTGTTGTTTCTTAAGTAAAATAGTAGTTAATTCATTTGTAATTGTATCTATATCACCTGGATTCTTCATCTAGTATCTCCTTAATACTGGTATCAAATTGTTCCATTGCTGATAGTACTTGTATTTCATCTGTAAATTGTTGACCTTCACCTATGCTGCTGGCATATATAACTGTGGCTAGTAGTGTGAGCATTCGCTTTGCACTATCTGGTTCTTTATCTATAGTTAAATAGATATCTCGTAGTGCATTAAGTATGTCTAGTCCTTGGCCATCTGAGATTGCCATACCAACCATACGTTTATTTTGTCCTACAAAATCCCAAAACTCTTCATCACTCTCCCAAGCATTTTCTAATTCGCTCATCTAACCACTCCTTTCCTTCTTGTACTATGATGCTATTAACATCGTGGCCTTCTGGCATTTGTAATAAATTAACATTAGGTAGTTCTCTACTTAACTTTTTACCAAACTCAAGTCCTGCATTGTCTCCATCTGCTAATACAATTACTGTTTCAAAATCATCTAATATCTTTCCATAGTATGGCTTCCAGTTATTTACTCCTGGAATACCAATAGATGGATGATTAGTTTTGGCTGATAGTACTACTGTATCTAACTCACCTTCTGTTACACATATATAGTTACCTGCTGTTAGTACTGCCTGTGCATTAAACATTGTAGTTTTAGCCCCAGGCACACCCATATATTTAGGTTCATCTGGATGGTTATTAACACTTCTAAATCTCATATCAACTACACCTGACGGTGTAATGTATGGGATTGCTAACCTACCTTTATAACTCTCGTGACCTGGAAGAGCGTCTTTCACTATCCCCAGATGAAACTTTTTCGCTTCGTCTACCGAGAGATGACGGGTTGAAAGATACTCCTCTGCTAGATGAATGTGCCTTGCGTATTCCTCCGCTGCTTGAAAGAGATATGTTCTCTGCGAATTTGATAGCCTCACTATATTTACCTCCTTCTTTGTACATTATTAAATCGTATACATCGCCTTTAACTTCACAACCAAAACATTTAAATCTATTCTCATCGTAGTTTATTGCTGCTGATGCGTGTTTGTCACCGTGAAATGGACATTTCATTTTGCGCCAACCACTGCCCACGGCTGGCAGGGTGGCGCCTACATATTCTAGGTAGTCACCCACATTATGTTTGTCCATTAATCTTCCTTATTAGTTCTATCCAAAGTTTTGCTGGCATAGTTGCATACCATTCTCCTACATCTCCTTTACCTATACGTTTATGTAATACTACACCTGTCCAAGCCTTATCATTTTTTATTTCTACTTCTAACTCTTTTATCCAAGCAGATAAATCTAATCGTTTATGGTTTTTTACTTCTATAACTACACCATTAACTCCTGCTATATCTCCTTTATCTAGATGAGCACCTGCAATTCTACGCTCTGCATAAGGGAACCATTTCTTTAACCAATTAACTACATCTCGTTCAGCACTGGAACCTTTTGCTTTGCGTGGATTGCTCATCCCAACTCCTGTTGTTGTGGTAGGTACCGAATCATAACATCATCTAGATGCATAGACTCAGGATTAAATGATAGAGTAACATAATTATTACCTGTCTGGTCAGCCTTACCATAACGATTCTTAACTGGGGCTACACACAAGAAGTTATCATCTCCTTGTTTCATCTGCCCAATAGTTAATACCATTGCTGGTATCTGATTAACTAGACCTTGAATAGATGACCGTGACTGGCAAGGATAACCTTCAAAGCCTTCTTTAGTATGGTGCAATACAAGCACTGCTGCGTTTGTATCTCTGGCTAGATACTTAAGTTCTTTCATTGCTGCTCGCATACCTTGGAACTCTTCGTGTCCATCCATTGCTATATCCATTAAGTTATCTACAACTATAAGTGTAGGGCTTCTACCCCATACTGTTTCAAATGCAGACACCTCTTCATCTAAATCTTTTAATGTAGGTGTAGATTCAAATGACCAGAATAAATGGTTGTTTAGTAATAGTATTTCATTTGCTTTTTCTGGGTCTTTTTTTAATAAGTTTTCGGCCATTGCTTGACTCATATTACCTGCCATTGCAATTAAACGCATAGCCATAGTATGAGCATTAGTATCTGCGCTAAAGTAAAGTGTTGGTAATTTAGTTCTGGCTGCAATTGCTAATGCAACTGATGACTTGCCTGCACCTGGAGTGCCTGCTATTACTGTTACTTCTGCTCTGCGTAGTATGATTCCCGCTCTTTCAAATGCTTGAAAAGCAGGGGGCAATGGTTCGCCCCCCACTTCTGCTTTTTTGATTGAGCGTCTAAGTGTTTTCACTTAACCTGTTCTGGAACGAATGTGTTCCAGGCTGAGTCTGTTGTCTTTAGATAAACATTCTTGCATTTATCAAAGGCACCTTTTGGTGCTGGGCAGAAATAACCACGATACATAGAACCATCTTTACCTGTTCCTTGAATCGCTGTCATTTTTCCATGTGGACAATTGCGTCCACCAAGCGTAGTAGTTGAGTTATCTAGTGGTGTGATACTTGCGCCTAGTGCTGATGCAACTTGTCCTACTGTCATAGGTGTTGGTATGGAACCACGAATTGCTTTTTCTAGTTCCATTGTTGCTGATGTAATTGCATCTAATCCTTGTGCAACTAAACCATCTAGTTCTGTTCCGTTTTCTGCACGGACTGTTACTAAACTACCTGCTGCTGTCTTGATTGTGATGCTGATTGGTGCTTCTGAGTGAGACACTATTTGTTCTCCTGTTCGAACGGATAGGATAGACCTTTCTGGTCTCTCCACTTTCTTGCTTTCATTGCGAATTGTAAACCTTTAAAGCCTTCTTTAATATCTATCCACACTAACTTACAACTTCCTGTTCCTGCGGGTAAATGAATAATGATTGCCTTGTTCTTGTTTACTTCTCCCCAACTGCCACGGGTTGCCGTGGCCGCATCATACGGCAAGCCGTTGGCGTATATTGCCAACTGAATTGAGATATTATTTGGATGGTCTATTCGACCAGTTTTAATATCTGCAATAAATAACTCACCGTTATACTCAACAATTCTGTCTGGTGTGCCAGCAATTTTGTATTTATCTAGCACACTAAACTGTTCAATGAACTTGTTGTTGAGAATTTTAGTTGTTTGTTCATAGGCTTTGATGTCAGGCAAATACTCTGGTGGTATTACACCTAAGTCTTGTCCTAAATCTAATCGTTCTGCAAATGAATGTATGGCTGTACCTATGTTGGCTGCTTTGTTTGCACCTGCTACTTGCATAGCATCTTCAATCAAAGAGTTAACTGCCATCTTATCTTCTTGTGCTGCGCTAATAGATAGTAATATGTCTGGCCTGGTAGTTAAACCTATTGCTGCCATACGCATTTTCCAGGCTACTAGTGCTGACGCATCATCTAATGAGTTAGCAATTGTAGTTGCTCTGGTATAGGCCACTGCTTTTCCACCTGATGGTGGAACTATTAATGGTCTACCATATCTATCTCTTTCTATTTCTACCTTTGCCATTACTCTCCTTTATGGGTTGCCCTGAGAAAGGAGATAGCCGAAATCAGGGCACCCAAGATTAGTATATCACATACTAAGATTCAGGATGAACCGACTCTACTGAGATGTCGTCTACCCATATATCACCATCTGAGGTAAAGTTAACATCAATACTATCCTTGATGATTTCTTCTGCTGCCTCAGCATTAGGTGCTTCTAGACCTGTAACTGTAACTGAAATGTTTACTGTTGCTGACCAAGACTTAGTTAACTCTTCGCTGCCTATACTTACAAGCAGGTTATTAACATCATCTACTTCAGCCACAATTTCATTGTGGTCTGTTTCATATCTAGCCTGAAAGAACTCTCGTACATCAAACCTAGCACTCTTTAACTTACGTTCTACTTGTGCTAGTTCTAGTTTAAAAGCATCTTTCTCTTCTATTAATCTAGTAAGTGATTCATTGGTAAAGGTATACTTAGTATCTTTTACTTGGATAGATACTGTTGGTTCGGTACCATCTACCTCACTGTAATACATTGTCATTCTATCTCCTTATTTTTATAGATGTTTGTGCTTGTGTAGCACCTTCTAGTCTATCACAATCATCACACCAATATCCATATAGTCCATTGGCAAACAATGATTCTGATACTACTCTTTTATCTTGTCTACATACATTACATTCTTTAATCATTAGACACCTAGCAATTCTAATGCTCTGGTTTTGATGTTATCACTAGCACCTGAGATGGCACGCAATGCTAAGTTCTTACCCTTTGCATTGTAGTCAGCCCATTCTATAACTGCTTGCCACATACCAAACTCTGTGCCTCGTATGTTCTCCTGTGTAGGAGAGGCAGCATAGATATTGAATGTTGTTTCTCTGGCTTGGATAGCACGAGTGTATTGTTTCTTTTCACCTGTAGATAGAAGGTCGTATCTAACTTCTTCTATCTTGGTAGGTAGTGGAAACACACGCTTGAAATAATTCTTTGCGTATTCGTGGCTAGCCTCTTTGCTAAGTAATGTATCTGCTAGTGCTGTGTAATCAGTAGCCATATCATAACTTAGTTGAATGATATTACTAATTTCTGATATAGATAACTGAGCGTTAGTTGTATGGCTCAACTGATAAGTATATTTATTCTTGCCTTTGTATATCTTATTGATTTGATTCATACAAAACAAACGCTCAATAATTGGTCTGATGATTACTGAACTACTACCATCGTGGCTAGTTTTGGCCAGTAAGAATGCAGCGTGTGGGTCATTAGCGATAGTCATTTCCATTGGAGTTTCCATCAACATCCAGACTTTACCACCGCCATCATACTCACCTGCTGCTGCATATCTCATACCACCAGAATCAATTAAGTTATCTAGTGCTCCAAAGATTTCAGCATTCTGAAATACTTTGTAGCGATTACCAACTACACCAATGGCTGATGTCTCACCAAATGGTGTGGTTTTAATAACCGCTTTTTTGTTATCCACTGGTATACGATTAACTGTATCGCTACCTGGAATTACATAGTTTGCTTCTATGTCGTGTAAAGATACTGACCAATCTAATCCTGCTTGACTGGCTACCTCACTGGCTGATGTTGCTTCAACTGCAACACCTGCTTTATGCCAGGCTGCTTTCCTGGCTGTACCTATAATAGTATCACTTGTCATCTGTTGTATCTCCTTCTTCAATTTCATAGATAGTATCTATTACTTTTGGATGTAATGTTTCTGCCATTTTTCTTAACTCAGATGGTGGCCACTCTGCAGCAAAGACTCGCTTTAATAATGTAGCCAATGGATAATCTGGTTTAATTTGTAGTACCTCATCAAGGAATTGTGTTGCATATTCTTTTTGTTCTACTTGATATAAGTATCCACAAAATATTGTGGCTAATGGAATTGCTTTTTCTTTTTCAATTACATTACCAAGTAATGAGATATACTCACCAACAAAATCCATTTCAGTTTCTAACTGAACACCCATTAGGAAGTCACGAATTTGTAGGTTCTCATTAGTAGCAATGGCTACCTCTGCTATGTGTTGGGCTGATGGTATAACTCCATCTGCCAACTCATCAATTGCTACACGGATATCCTCCACGATGCGGACATTTACATCACGGTCATCTGGATTATATCTGCCTGCTTGATTAATCAACTCGGACTTTACTTCATCACGAAGTGTATCCATTGTGTTGCTTTCTATCACGGTATCTCCTTTGGTTTTGAGGGCGCTGCGCCCCTTTTGGCGGGCGCCCGATTTGTTTAGAGGTATCTTGCTATCGAATTGTAAGTAGATGTTGACACCGTCTCTTCATCTGTCATCTTAAGAATACGAATAGCATTCTCAATTTCCTCTTTAGTATCACGATAATTATGAACACTTATTGTTTCAAAATCACGCTCTGGTTCTGTTGGAAAATCTGTTCCTTCAGTTCTAATATCAAAATCAATATTGAGTGTTGAGTTCCAGGAACGATAATTAGTACGTATATTTTCAGCCTTATTAAAGTTATCAACGGCCCATTTGTTCATTTCTTTACGCCATTTTTCGCAGGCTTTTTGATACTTTGTTTCTGCTACATCTTGAGATGCATAGTTTTGTTCCAGTTTATTTAATGCTTGCTCTAATGCTTTGATTACCTTGGTTGTAGGTATCTTAACATTAAGAGTCCTGCCATTTCCTCTTGCCATATATCTCCTTTGGTTGTTGGTTAATGTCCCGTGTTCACGGTGGCGGGACCACCCACAAGGAAGGCTGTTGATTAGTTTTAGCCTTGTGATTTCCTACCTTGAGCGCTGGAGTGCATAGGTAGAAACTTAATACCATCCTTTGTTGCGCCAATGTGCCCAAGCAATTGATGGTTTCTCGTAGCGATGCTGGATATAAGCCAGCCCTCGCTCAATCTGAAGCGGGGCTGGCGTTCCAGGTTTAGTATTTAATACTTGTGCAATTCCATATGCAGTGGACTTGGGATTGGCTGCATCGTGTTTCCACGCAGATTCTTTACCCCAAAGTTTGGCAAGTGCTGACCATTCAGACCTGTTCCAGTTTGGGTAGTTCCATTTCATTAATGCTTTGGCGTATGCCTTCGCCACTCGTGGTGTCCAGGTAGATGTGTCTATACAATTGGCCTGCAATTGCGTTGCTACTGCTGCTGCGTATGCTGGACTGGGAAAGAATGGTGCTGATAAGAACGCTAGTAGCCAACTTAAATACCCTGCTAACAATCTCTTCATCTAATGAACCTCCATGTGATATATCCAAAGAGTAGTAAGAATGTCCAGGACTGTGATGGTGTGAGGTATGAACCTGCAATGAGTTGTTCAATCATTTCACCCTTACAATCTCTTGGCTATGCTTGATACCCTTATCAAACTCTAACACATACCATTCTGATGGGTCATCTAGGGCTTCATCACCTGCTGTATCTATATTTATATGTGTAGTTCGGCATCTAACTTTTGCCATAATCCACACGGTATGCTCCCATACTGGGGTATCTTCATCAAGCATTGGATTCCTCCTGATTTTTGGCCAAGTCATTTATTGTTGGCTCATCATTGTCATCTGCCACATAGATTCTACCTGTGGCTAGCAGTTCATCGTATACATCTAGTAGGTCAAGCATCGCAAGGGCAAATGCTTCTTTAATCTTTAGTAGTTCTGATTGACTACCC